GGATGCTAGCAGCACCATAGTCAGAGAAAGAAAATTCCTTAGCCGACACATTCCCGTCCGCATCAACTGGCAGATGGCTGACAATTGTGTTCTTGCGGATGGTGTAGTCTCCAAAACCGAGCAGCTTGGGCAGCTTGCGCCCAATCCAACTACCCGCTTTCTCGAAATCACCGTCGTCGAAGATCCTCCTACCAATGTCTTGGAAGAAGTTTCCTCGGCCTCGCATGGTTGGCGCTCGCCTTGACGCAACGAGCTTGCGTGCTCTGACATTTGCCTTGGCTCTTGCCTTTTGCGTAGCCGTTCTAGTCATAGCTTGAAAAACCCAATATTTCAGAGTTTCGTCCCCCGCCGCTGCAACAGGGGTGGCACCAATTTATTACGCGGGTTGCGAGCCGCGGAAAGTCACTACTTAATTGGCCAGAAGCTCGATTTCTTTCCGTCTCTTGTACCTTGCATCGTTATCTGCAGGGTTGCCATCTTTGAGATTAGCAGCGGATCGATATTCTTTCCATAAGCCAGCCGCCATGAGTTTCTTCTTGAACTCAGCTTGTTCGGCAGTGGTCCTTTTCTGTGCCCGTTTGATCTTGGCGCAGTTGGGAACCTTTGACTTTTCTTCGTAAGTAATGACTTCGGGCTTGTCAACTACATCTTCATGGAAAGATACATGTAGTTCGACAGGCCCTACGTCCCTCATTGTCTTTTCGTCAGGTGGTGGTTTGTGCCATAGGGTTGGGCAACATTTCTCGTCGCTATCAACCCAGGCTTCAAACTTGGCCCAGTCAAAGCCAGGCATCTGCTCTTCAAACAGATCCCTAGCCCAGTTCGGTTCAGTAACATAACTTGTACCTGATCCCAATCCGGTGATGGCATGGTAAGAGTGGTAGGCTGATTCGCCCATCATCTTTTCTTGCAACTCCACACGTTGTTTGTCACTAAAGCGTGCCAGAATCTTCTCAGACCATTCGCCAAAGAAATCACTGTTTTCATCAGTGATTCTTAGGCATATGGCCTTGCCGAGAAGAACTTCTTCTGGCGTCACGTTTGTGACGTCTTGTTGCGTGGTGGAGAGCCGCGCCAGTGTCCGGTGAGGGTCGCTAATGCTGACCATTGATCCATTGATCGGATCAGCATAGATGCGTCCCAGGTAGGAGATATTACTTTTCTTAACCTCAGTCTTGATGAGGAAACCGAGTGCTTGGGCAGCAGCCTCGGCACTTTCAGGTGTTAGACCGTTGGTCAGCCCGTCGTCTCCAGAATAACATCCTAGAGCTTTATAGGCTTGCTGACAGTCCAGTCCAGCTTTCCTGAAAGCCACATAGACAAAGAAAGCAGTGAGGGGGGTGTTGCCGTAGGTAGTGAACGCACTACCACTCCCACGGCGGCCATCCATCGTGCATTTCGCCTTACCTCCGTACTTCACGCTGCCCGAGTAATCTGTTGCATGCCATGATTTGATGGCATCATCATGCTCGTCAGCAAAAAGTTTTAATAGGAGATGAAGCTCCACCGCCCGTTTGTTTACTTCGATGGTGGCATCTTGCGCAGTGAAATCCGTCTCTGTTATCGAGTCTGCTCCTACACAGACTGATGCAACTTGCTCGCTAGCTTGTTTGGGATTCTTCCCACATCCTACCCAGCTGCATCCTTTGAGTCCTTTGGCGTAACCTAGAGCGATCCTACCTCCCATTGCCTGGCTTGCGGCAGGGAAGGTGCAGATGCCTCTACCGGCTTTGCTAGGGTCAGAGAAGTTTTCAGTCTTCATGTGACCCTCGCGATCGTCAGTATTAGCAATATCGTATAGGTTAAGCACTGGCTCAAACTTGAGGAGCTGCTTGGCGTTTCTTGTACTTATGTACTCAGATTCATCGACAGGTTCGAAATTTCCTCCAGTTTCATTCTTGATAGCATCAGTAAATTCCTGTGCATATGTAATGATTTCTGGAGTGAACTTGACATCCTTAACCTTATCGTGTGGCACTTTGAG